AGTCAGTCTTGCCCTCGGCAATGCGTAAGCCGCGCCCTGCCATTTGGACATACAAGCCAGGACTCATGGTAGGGCGCAGCATGGCTATCAAATCAATCCCAGGCGCGTCAAACCCTGTGGTGAGTACATTGGCATTGGTCAAGGCTCGGATGCGCCCTGCCTTGAAGTCGCTCAACATCTTGTCGCGCTCGGCGCTTGGTGTCTCGCCTGTCACGCACTGGGCCACAATGCCCTGTTCTGTCAAGGCTTCCTTTACATGGTGGGCATGGGCCACGCCAGCGCAGAAAATTAGCCAGGATTGGCGCTCGGCCCCCAGCTTGATGATCTCGCGCACTACCTTGACGTTTTTGTCCTTGGTGTCCACCGCAGCCTGTAACTCGGATTCAATGTACTCGCCGCCTCTCTTATGCACCCCGTCCACCTCCAGCTTGGTGCGGGTCAGTTTGCTTCGCAGGGTTGATAGGTACTTCTTGTGGATAAGTTCTTCGATGCTGGTGGGTTCGATCAAGGCGCTGAAGATGGCGGGCTTGTCAGTGATGTAGCCATGGCCCAGGCGGTACGGTGTAGCAGTTAAACCTATCACCCTGACATTCGGGTTTGTCTGATAGAGGTCTGATAGTAATGTCCGATAGCCACCTTCGTCCTTGTGGCTCACCAGATGGCACTCGTCAATGATTACTAGGTCTACATGGCCTATCTGCTTCGCCTTGTTTCGCACCGATTGGATTCCAGCAAAGGTGATGGGTTCGCCAAGTTCCTTTTGGCGCAGCCCGGCACTGTAGATGCCAAGTGGTGCATTGGGCCAGTGCTGGCGCATCTTGTCAGCGTTCTGAAAAATTAATTCTCTTACATGGGTTAGCATCAAAATGCGAGTCTCGGGCCAATTTTGCAGGGCATCCTTGCACAGCGCAGCCACAATGTGGCTCTTGCCGGAGCCGGTGGGCAGGACTAAGCAGGGGTTGCCTTGGTTGCCTGCGCTGAACCATGCGTAGAGTTGGTCTATTGTTCGGGTTTGGTAGTCACGGAGCATCAGAGTCCCCCAAGAAGTCGGTAAGCTGCGGCGGCTTGGAGCGGGACTTGGGCGTTACCCAATCCTTTGAGGCGGTGAACCCTATGGGGAATCCCATCAGATGTTCTACCCATTGAGGGTTCAATCGCCCACCATCCTTCTCCACTGCCCAATCCAGCATATCCATGCGGCTCTTGCCGTCCTTGCGTATCATTTGTCTCCCCCCCCCTTGTGAATACGGGCCGTTGGCGTAGGCCACATCCGCACATAACCCGCAAGGCCAAGCATTGAGCTCGACCCGTCCTCGTTCTTCCTGCGAACCGTCCCCGTGCTGGTCTGAAAATGTTTTCCGTGTTTGGCTCGGCGTTCCAGTTGTGGGTCTGAGCTCGTCGGCGTAGGTAGCCAAGAGAAACCATCTGTCTCTGTGATGCGGCGCTCCGACATCGGATGCGCGTATGCAAAGCCACCTTGTGTCATACCCCAGCGAGGCCAAGTCTCCAAGTACGGTTCCGAGTCCGTTAGAAAGGATTGCTGATACGTTCTCCAAGAACAACTGTTTTGGTCGTACCACGCTAGCGATTCGCAGGACTTCACGGTAAAGACCTGATCGGGTTCCATCAGATACGCCTGCTTGCTTTCCAGCGACACTAATGTCTTGGCAAGGGAATCCCGCATGAATAATGTCCACGATGCCGGTGTACTCGGATGGATCAAACAATTGAACGTCCCCTTCCCACACTCGCAAGCTGGGAAACCATCCGTCTGCTGCTCGTTCCCGCAAGACTTGGCAGGCGTATCCATCCCACTCAACAGCGACAACTGGCTGGTGTCCGAGAATAAGGTCGGCAAGGAGTCCACCGCCGTGACCGGCAAAGAGGTGCATGGTTCTTGTTTCATGCTTCACCCCACTACCCTTCCATCCCACTTAGCCCTTACCTCAACAATCAACGGATCACCACTAGCACAAGCAGCAGCATTAGCAAGCAGTTCCTTGCTGCCGTACACCCCTTCCCCTGGCTCACCGTTAGCAATCCCCAGCCCGTCAATCTCATACACGGCAACCCAGTCACTTGGCCCCTCAAGCCGCTTCCAGGGCACTAGGTCGGGGTGCAGGACATGGCTCTCGCAGCCAGTACGTTGAGACTCCAACGGCACAATGTCATCCCACTTGGCGCAGTGCCAAGTGCTATCACTTAGTGGCGTAATGTGGGCGCAGGTACGGCAGTTAACGTGCTTTGTCGTCTTGCTGCCGTGGCAAAAGTCATGACCAGGGCAAATCTTGCACTCAAACCACGTTGGGTCAGTGCTGATAGGTGGTGGCAGGCGGTCAGTCAGCGTTAACCGCTGCCCACGCTCAATGGCCTTGGTTGCCACTTCCTTGTCGTACTCCAGCCGCTCGGTGTAGATGCGGTCATCATCCTTGCAAACGGCAACGTACAGCGCACGTTTCAGTGCAGTCCCGTGCATATAAACCTGACACTGGACAAAATGCTGGGGCTTGCTCTTGCCCACGCCATGTTTCTCTAAGTCATTGAATGACTTGAGGCTGTGAGTTTTAAATTCTAAAACGTGTTCAGTTTTCGGCGCACCGGGTACGCCCTTACCAACCCCGTCCAGGCTCCCTGATACGTGACTGCCAAAGTCCACCTTGGTCTGAGTGCCATAGACATGGATGCCTGCCGCCCGTAAGTCACTGATGATGGTGGCTTCTTCATTAAAGCCGCGCCGAAAAAGACGGAGAATCCGTCCTTTAAACTTTTCCTGCACCGCCCACCGAAACGACAGCCAGAGCCAGCGTTCGCAGTGGTGGCCCAAGGTGCTTGCCCCTAAATGCGGTCTGGGCTTTTCAAGCCTTTCCTCATGGGCTTGGTCAATGAGGGAAGTTATGGTAATCTCTGACTCGGGTATTTGCACGTTGTACTCCTGAAGTTGGTTGACCCCGCCGTTACAAGCGGGGTCTTTTTTTTAGGCAGGGGTTTTCTTCGCCCAAGGCGATGCGCCAAACTTAGGTGGCGTAGAAGACTTTGCAGCAGGCGCTGCACCAGCAGGCTTAAACGGCGTCACAGCAGCAGGAGCCGCGCCGCCAAGTGCGCGGTAGCCCCTGATCTCATTGCCTGCGTACTCGCCCGTCTTAACGGTCAGCTTGATGCCCAAGTTGCCGCCAATCAGTTGGTCGGTGTCCTGCACTTTGGCAAGGCCAATGGCCCTCATGATCTCGCCAAGTTGCGACCTGCCAATTTCCTCGGCCTTAGTGCTAGGATTTTTTATGTTCAAGTTTCCAAACACCACCCGGCCCTGATGGGTCGGGCCGGTAATCGTGTATTTACAAGAAATATACTTCCCAGTTCCCGCATTGGTGGCCTTGACTTCAGCGCCGGTGATGGTTGCGTTGTACCAGCCATCTGGCAGAGGTTCAAAGTTGGAAGTGCCCTGCGGCAGAGAGTCAATGCTAAATTCTTCGTCGAGGAAAGCCATGATTAGTCCTTTGTGATTGTGAAAGTAGGGCGTCCAGGGGTGGACGTAATAGCACCAAGCAAAGGCCCGGTCACGGCGTCAGCAGCCGCACCCCATGCTTTTGCATTGATTTCTGGTTTCCAGCGAAAAAGGCTGGACAGGTGTTCAGACAGACCAGCTTCAGCAGCCAACATTTGCAACTTGTCACCATCAATCTTCTTGTTGATTTTTCCCTCTAATTTTATTTTGTAGCCATCAACTTCAAAATTAACAGTGCGGTCTAAGTCTTTTGCAATAGACAACTCTGCAACCATTAAGTCTTCCAGTTCCCGGCGGTCGGCAACAGCAGCAGTCTCAAGTTTTTTGGCGTCTAGCCAGCGTTGGTAGAGTGTCATGATTGCTCTCTCTCTTGAAGCATTGCGTCTGCCATTTGATAGGCATTAATTGCAACTCCATCGTCGTCACAGTCCTCCAGCCTGCGATTAGTAAGAATAGCTTGCATAACCTTTGCAGCAAAATAATCTCTGAGCGTCATGCCTTCTAAAGTTTCGTTCATGCTGCCTCCAAAGCTAAGAGTTTGTTGATGCGGTCGTTGATTTCCATCACGCTTTTGTGGTAGTCAGCCATGACCTTCTGCTTGAGCGCCTCAAGCGCAGCAATCTGTTGCGCCCTCGGGTCGTAGTTGTCTGGGACTTCAATCTCAATCTCTTGCTCACCGACATAGGTGCGGTTTTCGTTGTCGTCCAGCTTAAACGAGGCAAGTCGATATTCTCCTTTTTCTTCCCACGAATATCTTTGAAGATGAATATGGGCTATGGTTTTGATCTTCATGCTGCACCGCCAATCTTGTTAATAATTTCGCCCAGGTCAGGTGCTTCCCAGCCGCCCAACTTACCGCTACGATCCTT